CCAGAATACCGGCCGCATTATGCCGGTGCCCCTGGGCATGAAGCTGACGCCCCTGGACATTAAGCTGACCGACGCGCAGTTCTTCGAGCTGCGGAAGTACACGGCCCTGCAAATTGCCGGAGCCTTCGGCGTCAAGCCCAATCAGATCAATGACTACGAAAAGAGCAGTTACAGCAACAGCGAAATGCAGCAGCTGTCCTTCCTGACGGAAACCATGCTGTTTATCCTGAAGCAGTACGAGGAAGAAGTCGGCTATAAACTCCTGGGCGAGGAAGCTATGGAGGGCGGCGAGTACGTCAAGATCAACGAGAAGGCCTTGCTGCGAACCGACAGCAAGACCCAAATGGAGGTTATGACCGGCTACACAAACGCTGGTATCTACCTGATCAATGAATCCCGCGGCCACCTGGACATGGAAAGCATTGAATACGGCGACCGCGCCCTGGTCAATGGCACCATGATCCCGCTGGACGTTGCAGTCAATAAGACCGGAACCGCAACCACGACGGCGCAGCAGCCGCCCGATCCTCCGAAGCCACCCGGCACGGAGGAAGACCCCGCGGGAGAAGAAGACCAGGAAGGGGGTGAAGAAGATGCCGAAACTGATGAATAAACGCTACGAAATGAAGGGCACAGTCCGCGGCAAGGTCAAGTCGCGCGGCTATATCGACATGAAGGCAACGGCAACAGGTGCGGAACTGTACCTGTACGGCGATATTGTGGACGATGCCCTGACTGCTGCATATTTCGGGGGCACCTGCCCGCAGGAGATCGCGGACTTTATCGGAAGTCTGAACGCGAACGCCCCGGTGACGATCTACTTCAACAGCCCCGGCGGCGACGTGTTCGCTGGCCTGGCGATCCAGAACATCCTGAAACGCCACGCGGGCCGGAAGACCGGCCAGGTCGACGGCATGGCTGCATCGATCGCGTCCGCGATCCTGATGGGCTGCGACGAAGTCCTGGTGAACACCGGCGCGCAGATCATGGTGCATGATCCCTGGACGTATGGCTGCGGCAATTCCCGCGCGCTGCGCGAAACTGCCGATCAGCTGGACGAAGCGAAGGAATCCATGCTGGATGTGTACATGACAAAGGCGCGCGAAGGCGTGACCCGCGAACAGATCGACGCGCTGCTGGCCGCTGAAACCTGGATGCGCGGAGAAAAGGCCGCGGAGTATTTCGACCTGGGCCTGAAAGAGGCCCCCGCCGTGGCGGCTGCTGCTAGTGACCTTTTTGGTAGCTATCAGAATCTGCCCGAAGACCTGAAGGAAGCAGAAAACAAGAAGAAATCTGACGCAGAGCTGAAGAAGGCCCTGCTGGATGACCTGTACCTGTACGGTACAGTCGAATGAAAGGAGAACAAAATGAACGAGAAACTGAAGAAGCTGCTGGACAGCATCAACGCCCGCAAGCAGAAGGTCAAAGACCTGGTAGCCGCTGGCAAGCTGGACGACGCGAAGACTGAGAAGGCCCAGCTGATCAAGGAGCAGCAGGAGTTCGACCTGCTGTATGACCTGGACGACGATGCACCCCCTGCCGGTACCGCCGGTGACGGTGCCCCCGCAGGCATGAAGGCCGCAGGCACCGGCGACCCTGCTGGTGATCCCGGCCCTGCCCCTACCGTGAAGCAGGTCGGCGCAGCCCTGGTGCAGGCTATCCGTGCCCGCCTGAAGGGCAAGAAGGCACCCGCGGAGGCTTCCGCGATCCTGCTGCGTGACGCCCAGATTCATGCCGAAATGGTCGAAGGCAACCCTGGCGAAGACACTGGTGAAGACGGCGGTCTGACCGTCCCCCAGGATATCACCACCGAGATCAAGGAGCTGCGCCGCGCTACCGCCGACGACCTGGAGCAGTACGTCAACGTCGAGAATGTCAGCACAAAGACCGGCTCCCGCGTGATCGAAGTCGACGCCGACGCCACCGAGTGGCCCGAGGTGGACGAGGGTGAGGAGTTCCAGGAGCAGGACACCCCCAAGCTGAAGAACATCACCTACAAGATCAAGAAGTACGGCGGCATTCTGAAGGTCACCGCAGAGCTGCTGGAGGACACCGCCGAGAACATCCTGGCATATCTGAAGAAGTGGATCGCCAAGAAGTCCCGCGCCACCAGAAACGCGAAGATTCTGGCCGCATGGAAGCTCTGCGTCGGTGAAACTTCCTACGAGATCACTACCGTCGACGACCTGAAGGACATTTTCCAGATTGTGCTTGATCCTGCGATCGCGCAGTCTGGCCGCGTGTTCACCAACCAGACCGGCTTCAACTTCCTGGACAAGCTGAAAGACAAGGATGGAAACTATATCCTCCAGCCCGACCCCGTGCAGAAGACGAAGAAGCTGCTGTTCGGTGAGTACCCGATCGTTGTGCTGTCCAATAAGGTGCTGAAGAACGAAACCGTCGAAGGCGGTATCGAGGTGCCCGTCTACTGCGGCAACACTGAGGAGGCCGTCACCCTGTTCGACCGCAACGTGATCAGCCTGGACATTTCCACCACTGCCGGTGACCTGTGGGCCAAGGACAAGACCGGTCTGAAGGTGCGCGACCGCTTCGACGTGCAGACCGTGGACAACTCCGCAATCGTCCTGGGCAAGATCAAGATCAACACCGCAGGCTGATCGGAGGCTGACCAATGACCGCTGACACCCTGAAGACGCTGACGATCCAGGCGAAGAAGTTCGCCCGGATCGACTACGCGGACGACGACGACCTGGTCGAGATCATGGTCGACGCCGTCGTGGAAAGCATGGCTGAAGTGATCCCTGGATTCAACGCCGACAGCATGACGGGCCGTCAGAAGATCATTCTGTACAAGTCCGTCAAGGAACTGTACGACGACCGGGACAAGTACGGCAAGGAAAAACAGGAGCTGAAGATCGCCGCGGCGTCCATGCTCCTGTCCGAAATCTACGAGCCGAAGGCGGTGCAGTCCGGTGAATAGTGCAAAAATCACCTTCCAGAGCAAGACCCAGGAGGTCGTGGAGGGAAGAAAACAGGAAACCTGGGCGACGTACTACGTCGCCTGGGCTGATCTTCCGGCCCTGTCCGTCCGGGAACAGACCGACGTCCACAACCGATCACTGACTGACGCGATCACGCTAGAGGTCAGAGCGTGCGATCTGGTGAAGAAAATGGTCAACGATCTGAAGAATTACCGGGCGATCTACGAGGGCAAGCCCTACACCCTGAACAGCACGGACAAGTCCCGCAGCCGCCAGGGCTGGATTCGGATTCTTGCCTCCAGAACGGACTGACGCCATGAAGATTGCACTGGATTTTTCGGGGCTGGAGGAACTGATGAAAAACCTGGAGGCCTGCGCAACGGACACAGAGCTGAAGGCGGCCAACAAGCGGATCGTCAACCGCAGCACCCCGATCGTCAAAGAAGCCATGCAGAAAAGAATCCCAGTCAGTGCGGACAACTCAAAGTCCGGCAAGGTCGGCTATCGGCCCGGCGGCCATGCGAAGAACAACGTGCCGATCAGCAGAATCAGCACACGAGGGACGCAGGCCTGGGCCGAGGTCGGCTGGACGCTGGGGGATTCTTCGGAATATTTCTACATGAAGTTCGTGGAGTGGGGAACCTGGAAAATGCCGCCCCGCGACTTCATCGAGATCGCGATCAAGGAAACCGAGGATCAGATCGCCGCGATCGCCAAGGACGAATACGAGGCCCTGCTGGCCCGGAAGTTAGGAGGCTAACCCGTGGACATTATCGCACTAGCTGCGGCGGCCCTGGAGCCGATCGCAGCGGACGGCATTGTCGTCCAGCAGGGCTGGTACGACAAGAACGTCAACGACACCCACGTCACCCTGTGGAACCTGGGCACCAGCCCGGAGGCGCACAGCGACGACGTGGAGGAAGTGACCGGCGGCGACGTGCAGGTCACGATCTTCTCCAGCCAGGACGAGGTCACCCTGGCCCGGAGAATTAAGAAGCTAATGGTGGCCGCCGGTTTTACCTGGACGGGCGGCGATCAGGACGACACCCAGAACGACGGGGGCTTGTTTATGAAGCC